TAAGCATAGCTGATGTTATGGCTATGTTGCCTCCTGTAACTTTCTTAGAAAATGTAACCAGGGTAGAAGTGATTGACCAAAAAGGCAGAAGCTATGTAAACATTAAACCAACCAACAAAATAGAACTTAGTTTTCAAGATGGTTGTAAAACATTAAAGGTGTTTATTAGCAATTATCCATAACATGTGTTAGCGTTTCGTACTTTTTAAATTATTATTAATCTTTAAATTATAAAATTATGTTTTGGACAAGAGAACCAAAAAAAGCAGTAGGAGCTTTAGGAATGTTGGAAATCCAACCTATTCTACCAAAAAAGCAATTCGAAACAATGTTAGAAATGCTTAGGGATGCTGAAAAATACGATAATAATGGTGAAAAAGAGGTAAGTATAGCAATACTTACAAATCTTTGCGAATTTATCGAACGTTACAAAGCTGGTAGTCGTTCTTAGTAAGAACGCTAACTGTTACTTTGTTAAAATTTTTTTGTATATTTGCCGCGTCTTAACTTAAATAATTAACATTATGGGAGCAACAAAGGCTGCGCACGAAAAAGCTATTTTAAAAATAATAAAAGAAAATAACATTGTATTCATCGAGCATATTTGGAACTATTACTTTCGATTGCGAAAATCGCAATTCTACAATTTAGAGTTGGAGAAATCGGAAGCAATAAGGGATGCAATTGATAAAAATAGAGCAAAAGAAGTGAATAAAATGTTAAATAATTGGCTGGAAAATAAAAAAAATTCGACACTTCAAATAGCGGCAATGCGGCTGATTTGCACTCCAGAACAGCGGCAAATGTTAAATCAACAATATATTGAGATGAAAGCCGAAGTAGCAGAGCGGCGGGAATTAAGCCTGCAAGAGGCGAAAGCGGCAATTGAAAAGTTAAAAGAGATATAATGAATAAGGATGAATGGGAGGCAGCGGCGTTAAAATCGGATATTTATCTGTTCACGCGCGTTTTTTTTAACGAACTTAACAAAAAAAAATGGGTGCGGGGAAATTCTAATGCCGATCACTTTGAAATTATTGCTAATAAGTTAAATTCAATATTAGCGGGCACACACCCAACAAATAACATAATATTTAACATTCCACCACGTCACGGGAAAACAGAAATGGCGATGATTAATTTCGCTGCACTTGGTTTTGCGATTAATCCTGAATCTGAATTTATGCACCTTTCCAATTCTGATAGCTTAATAACGCGTAACGTGCTGAATATACGGCGAATAATGGAAAGTCCGTTGTATCGGAAGTATTTTTCAAATGTTAAAATAGTAAATAATGCAAAAGGCAGCATTATGACAACAGCCGGCGGCGTTATGTATGCCGCGCCATTTTTAGGTCAAATTACAGGGTTTGGATGCGGAAAAATTAACAGTGAAAAGTTCGCCGGGGCGTTATTGATAGATGACCCAATTAAGACGCAAGATGCTCTCTCTGAACAGGTTAGAGAAAAAATTAACTTCGCTTGGGCAAATACAATAATTAGTAGAAAAAATGACAAGAATACACCTGTTATTGTTACAGCGCAACGGGTGCATGTACATGATTTTTGCGGTGCCCTTATCGAAGCAGAGGGCACGGTTGAAGAGGGTGGTAAATGGGACGTTGTTAAATTACCAGCAATAACTTTTAACAAAGACGGGACAGAAACGCCGTTATGGGAGTCCAGAATACCGTTAGAAGAATTGAAAAAAATTAACGAATTAGATTCGTGGGTCTTTGAAACACAGTACCAACAAGATCCAAAACCAATATCCGGGCTTTTATTTCCTGAAAACGAAACTAACTATTTTTCCGAAATACCAAGCGAACCCGAATACATTCATTGTCAAGTAGATCCCGCAGATGAAGGGAAAGATTGTTATTGTTCAAAAATTTATTATGTTAAAAATAAGAATGTTTTTCTTGTTGATGTAATTTATTCGAAAGATAATATTGATTTAACAATGCCGCGACAGATAGAACAAATTGTTAAATTTAAACCATCGTATATAAGAGTAGAAAGTAATAGTGCGTGGCGTCTTGTTGCGCGTGAGTTGCGGCAACGGCTCGCAGATTTGGGGCTATCCTGCGAAGTCCAACGCTTTAATTCAACTATAAATAAAGAAATTCGAATATTTAACGAAGCTCCGGCAATAAATAAATTTTTTTATTATTTAACTAAAAATTTACAAACACCAGAGTATGCGGCTATGATGCGTGAGCGGCATTCATATGTTAAAAATGTAAAAGATCAAAGAGATGACGGAGTTGATTGCGACGCAGCAGCATCAAATTTCTTAAAAAACAACAATATTATTAACATAATTTAAACATTTATGGAACATTTAGAAAGCGATTTACAAATTAATTGCATTCGATGGTTTCGGTTGCAATATCCGCGCTTTGACAAGTTGTTATTTGCCGTCCCGAACGGTGGAAAGCGTAACGCTCGAGAGGCTTTGCGATTAAAAGATGAAGGAGTTGTCCCGGGTGTTAGTGATTTGTTATTTTTATTTCCTAATAAATTATATAATTTTCTTTGCATTGAAATGAAAATTAACACAACAAAACAAAGCGATAATCAAAAAATATTTGAAAAAGAAGTTAAAAAAGTTGGAGGTAATTATGTTATTTGCAAGACTTTTTTTGATTTTCAAAAAGCAATAAATGATCACTTAAAGTTATCAATTTTAACTTAATAATTAAGCTTATGCTTGCTTATGCTTGCTTATGCTTGCTTATGCTTGCATAATCTAAAATGGTGAAAAAAATAGTTGATTTTTTGTGTTATTTGCAGATATAATTAATAATTTTTAAAGAATAAATTAACAATATTGAAGTTATAAATATGAAAATATAGTATTTTTAACTTCGAAAATCACTACGCTAATCACATAAGTAAGCATAAGCTTGCATAAGCTTGCATAAGCTTGCATAAGCAAGCATAAGTAAGCAAACGCAACATGATCATGAGTATGATTATGATTATGATCATGATTATGAGTATGAGTATTACATACTCTTCTTAACATGATATTAAATAAATATTAATTAAAAGAAAGAAAAAAAGAAAGAAAAAAAAAGAAAGAAAGAACATACAACGTTATTCTTTGACAAATAATAATAAATGCGTCAAAAATCGATTTTAACGTGGAAAAAATAGACGATAAATATCTTTACGATAAAATGTACATTATATTTTTTTTCGTTGAAAAAAACGCCTTAAATTAATTTTTAATTTTTTTTTAATTTTTTGTTATTTATTAATTTTTTTTTATATCTTTGCCACGTTTCAAAATTTAACAATGGAAATAACATTTAAAATTTCTCGCGGGAGCAAAAAAGGAAAGGAATTGTCATCGCCAATTCCAGAAGCCACTCCGGCAGCTCCCCCATTATTGCCACCGGTTCCAAATATTACAACACCACCTGTCGATTTTAAATATGATTATTTTAACAATTTTGTTGCAAATGATAATTTTGTTGAGCTTTTCAAATGTGTTCCCGAAATTGCATTTCCTATTATTTACATAATTTCTCGAATAAAAAATGCTGAAGTAGTACTCCGTCGTTATTCCGATGACGCTGAATTGTGGAGCGATTCTTCACAAAAATTGTACGGGATTGATAAAGTAATTAGCGATCGAGTTAAGCTTTTTTTGCAAAAACCGAACTTTTTTCAAGATTTTTGGCAGTTCACGGAACAATACTTTCTTAACAGATATTTAACAGGAAATTCGTTTATATTTGCAAATACAGCGGGGCGATTGGAAAAATGGAGATTTTGCGATAACTATTTTGTTCTGCCGACCAATAATGTAACAATTGAAAGAAATCTTAACAAGCCATATTACACTGCTAAATCTATTGATGAATTAGTTAAATGTTATAAAATAAATACTAATTCCGGAATAATGCAAGTAGATCCCTCCCGCATGATGTTCACTCGTGATCTTGAATTTTTCGAAAATAAAAATGGCTCGCTGAAAGGGATAAGCCGGTTGTCCACACAACGCAAGCCGATAGAGAACCTCATCGCTGTCTACGAGGCGCGCAATGTGATCTACACAAAGCGCGGTGCAATGGGTGCCGTTATTAGCAATAAGCGTGATGTGGATAGCACACTGCCGCTGCAACATTCTGAAAAAGAAGCAATTAGACACGAATTTTATAATCAATATGGCATTTCCGGAAAACGTAATCCATTCGCGATAATTGATACACCCGTATCATTTATCCCTTTTCCAGCAACTATCGAGAACCTGCAACCCTTCCGCGAAGGTGACGCAGATGCCGCGCAAATATCAGGTATTTTTCAGATAAAAAAAGAGCTATTGCCGCGTGAGGGAAATACAACTTTTGCGAATCAAGAAGCCGCGGAACTATCCGCTTATAACGACATGGTTATTCCAGAATTTAAGTTATATTTAAGTAAAATTTCAGAATTTTTAGGCTTAACAACTACCGCCAGCGGATATTATTTAGACGGGAAATTTGACAAGGTAAGTATAATTCAGAAATCGAAAAAGACCCAATCAGAAATGGAAACTTTGAAATTTAACAATGCCATGGCGCAATACAATGCAGGTATTATTACGTTAAATGATGTCTTAATTTCAATTGGTCGTGAACCAAAGGAAGATAGCAGATATAAATTAACAAAAATTGAAATGGGATTAACAACGACAAACAATTAAATTTTAACAAAGTTATGAATAATTATTATTTATCAACAAAAACGAAATCAATTGAACTCGGAAGCAAAGAAGGAGAGGTGACGATCGCCGTTAACACTTTGAAAGTATGTGATTATCAGAACGATATATCGGCACAAGGTTCTTTTGTTAAGACGTTAAGTGAAAATTTTAAAAATATTCGGCACTACCTGAATCACAACAGCGACATTCTAATTGGTTGTCCTATAAGTGGTTACGAAACTAATAATGAATTAGTATTTAAAAGTGCTTTATGCCTTGACATGGAAGTCGCGCGCGATGTCTACGCGCTGTATAAGCTGTATTCCAAATATGGAAATACGTTGCAGCATTCAGTAGGTGTTGAGGATGTTAAGCGCGATCTTTCTGATCGCCGAATTGTTAAGGAATGGAAGCTACACGAATTTTCGACGTTAACAAAAGTTGGTGCAAGTCCAGGAACCCGATTAATCGAATTGAAAGAATTAGGAATTGAAAGTAATCCGAATAAAGCTGTAGAAATTTTAAAAGAAAT